GCTACAAATAAACTTGCCCTTATGTGGATGAAATTATGTGATAGATATGCAACACGTGGTAATGTACGTGGTTACACTTATAATGATGAAATGCGTGGACAAGCAATCTTACAATTAACACAGATTGGATTGCAGTTTGATGAAAGCAAATCACAAAATCCGTTTGCATATTATACTGCGGCAGTAACTAATTCATTTGTTAGAGTTATTAATATCGAAAAACGCAATCAAAATATTAGAGATGATATTTTAGAAATGAACGATATGACTCCGTCCTTTACAAGACAGCAACAGGGCGAATGGGAGAGACAAGTTGAAGACCAAAGAAAACTTATGGCAAAGCAAGAAGCCGAAAAAGCATCCAAGGCATCTTATGTTCCACCAACAGTCAAAGCCAAAGCACCAAGGTAACCAATTAAGGTTGACTTTGCTTAACAAATGCAGTACAATATAAAGAGTATAGTAATTAGAAGGATATATTTTGTTTAAAAAATGTGCAGTATTCACGGATATCCACTTTGGACTAAAATCCAATTCAGTGGCTCATAATCAAGACTGTGAAGATTTTGTAGATTGGTATATTGCCAAGGCAAAAGAAGAAGGTTGTGAAACAGGTATCTTTATGGGTGACTGGCATCACAATAGAAATAGTCTAAATATTGTTACAATGGATTATTCAATCCGTTGTCTTGAAAAACTTGGTAAAGCATTTGAACAGTTCTTTTACTTTCCTGGTAACCACGACTTATATTACAAAGACAAAAGAGATATCCAGAGTGTAGAATTTGCAAAACACATCGACGGTGTAACTGTAATTGATGAAATTACAACAATAGGCGATAGCACAATGGTGCCGTGGCTTGTTGGTGAAGAATGGAAAAAGATTCCTAAGATTGAAACAAAATATATGTTTGGACACTTTGAACTTCCAAACTTTTATATGAACGCAATGGTACAGATGCCTGACACAGGTGAATTACAATCTAAACATTTTGTACATCAAGAGTATGTGTTTAGTGGACACTTTCATAAAAGACAAACACAAGGTAATGTAACATATATCGGAAATGCGTTTCCGCACAACTATGCAGATGCATGGGACGACAAACGTGGTATGATGATATTAGAACATGGCGGAGAGCCACAGTATCTTGATTGGGAAGATTGTCCTAAGTATAGAACAGTAAAACTGAGTCAACTAATTGATCAAAAAGATACACTATTAAAAAGTAAAATGTATCTTAGAGTTACACTTGACATTCCAATTAGTTATGAAGAAGCAAGTTTTATTAAAGAAGAATTTATGAGAAACTACAGTTGTAGAGAACTTACATTGATTCCAAGTCAGCAAGATGACGAAATAAACAGTGATATTGATATTACAAAGTTTGAAAGTGTAGATCAAATTGTTGCAGAAGAAATTAATGCTATTGATTCAGACAACTATAATAAGCAAACGTTATTGAACATTTACAACGAGTTATAGAATGATACTAATTAAAGACCTAACAGTTAAGAACTTTATGAGTGTGGGTAACCAGACCCAAGCAGTTAACTTTAATAATAAACAATTAACCTTAGTCCTTGGAGAAAACTTGGATCAAGGTGGTGACGACAGTGGGTCACGTAACGGTACAGGTAAGACCACCATCATTAACGCATTGAGCTATGCGTTATATGGTGTGGCACTAACAAACATTAAACGCAACAACCTTATTAATAAAACTAACGGCAAAGGTATGTTAGTTACTCTTAACTTTGAAAAGGCAGGAGTAAATTATAGAATTGAAAGAGGACGTGGTCCTAACTTGTTGAAGTTCTTTATCGACGAGCAAGAACAAGACATTGAGGATATGAGTCAAGGAGATAGTCGTAAGACTCAAGCAGACATTGGCGAACTACTACAAATGAGTCATGAGATGTTTAAGCACTTGGTTGCGTTAAACACTTACACAGAACCTTTCTTAAGTCTAAAAGCAAACGATCAACGTGCTATCATTGAACAGTTACTTGGTATTACTATACTTTCTGAAAAAGCAGAAGAACTAAAAGTCAAACAAAAAGAAGTACGTGATGCAATCACGGAAGAAACTGCACGTATTAATGCTATACAAACAAGTAATGATAAGATAGGCGAAACTATTAACAGTTTGCAAATTAAGAGTACTGCTTGGAAAACGCAAAATGCAAAAGACTGTGAGCGTTTACAAACAGGTATTGATGAATTAGAACACTTAGACATTGAAGAAGAACTTTCTAATCATGAATTACTTTCTAAGTGGGAAGAAATTGATGCTTCGAGAAGAAACTTGACTAAGGAAAAGGCAACACTTGAAAGTGCATTATCGCAAACAGATAGACAGGTTGCAAAAACAAGCAAGGAACTTGAGCATCTTGATGAAGCAACGTGTCATGCTTGTGGACAAGACTTGCCAGAAGAAAAAATACACGAGATACAAAAGAAATTAGAAGAAGAATATGCTGACACTATGTCTTACTTGATGGAGATTGATACAAAGTTTCAAAAGGTACAGACTAAACTTTCTGACTTAGGCGAAGAAAGTGTAAAACCTAATACGTTTTATGAAACTGCAAAAGAAGCATATGAACACAGAAGCAATGTTGATAACTTAAAACAAGCACTAAAGGCAAAAGAAACAGAATCAGATCCTTACATTGATCAAATCGAAGAATTAAAGAACAGTGCTATACAAGAAGTTGATTGGGATTCAGTTAATGATTTAACTTCTATGAAAGAACATCAAGACTTCTTGTACAAACTATTAACAAACAAAGATAGTTTTATTCGTAAGAAAATTATTGAACAGAATCTTGCATATCTAAACAACAGACTAACAAATTACTTAGATAAGATTGGATTACCTCACAGTGTTGTATTCCAAAACGATCTAAGTGTACTAATTACACAACTTGGACAGGACTTAGACTTTGACAACTTGAGTAGAGGTGAACGTAATAGACTTATACTTGGTATGAGTTTTGCTTTCCGTGATGTATGGGAAAGTTTATATCAAAATATTAACTTGATGTTCATTGATGAATTGATTGACAGTGGTATGGATACTGCTGGTGTTGAACAAAGTCTTGCAATACTTAAGAAAATGGGTAGAGAGCGTAAAAAGAACATCTATCTAATATCGCACAAGGATGAATTGCAAGGTCGTGTACAGAACGTACTTAAGGTTGTAAAAGAAAACGGATTTACAAGTTACGCAAACGACATTGATATTGTACAATGAGCATAAACGACGATACACACGATAAACTAACCAAAGCATATTTGGAGTATTTTAAGGAAGTTGCACTTTTTGAGAAGCATGGCGGAGAACGCACCATGCAATCAAGCCGAAAATGGCTCAGAGAGATACGCACACTGGCTAAAATACGTATGGATGAGATCAAATCCGAGTTTGATGCCAAAAAAGAGGCTCGGAAAAAATCTTAAACGTAAGTAAGTTCATGCAGTGGACTTATAAAGGTAAAGAAGTAAAAGAAATCCCAGACGATATAGAAGGGTTTGTGTACATAATCACAAATCTTACTAACAACAAAAAGTACATAGGCAAGAAGTTAGCAAAATTTAAGACCACTAAACCACCACTTAAAGGCAGAAAGAACAAACGCAGAGGACACAAAGAGTCAGATTGGCGTGACTACTGGGGAAGTTCTGACAAACTCAACGAAGACGTACAAGCATTAGGCACTGATAAATTCACAAGAGAGATACTTTACTATTGTAACAGTAGAGGCTTGATGAGTTATCTTGAGGCAAGAGAACAATTTGAACGCCGTGTGTTAGAGAGTGACGATTATTACAACGGAATTATTAATGTTAGAGTTGGCGGTTCAAAAATTCTCAAAGAAGCACTTAACAAACTATAGGCTATAAACAGCACATAAGGTTAGCGGGCCAGTTTACAATACCGCCGAGCAAAAAGTCCCGTAGTAAGGACACTCGTACACGTTGATCGACCACCATTGTGAGGAATCCATCAAAAGAATTGGGACCACAGGTTGACGTAGATTGAATGCTGTCAGTCGAAGAACACAAATACAGTTCATAAAAACTCCTTAGCAATAGGAACGAAGCGGGAGGTAGCGTTAGCGATGTCGACGTAGGTTGGGAAAGGTCAGAGCCCATTGAACTTTGTGTATAAACAAACACCTACTTCCAAGTCTTGGCTGTGACGAGCTCACATGATGTTCAAGATTAGATGGAACCAGCGAGTAGGTTCCGTCTGACTGAAACAATCTACATGATGCTAAATTGCTTCGCAATTATTATCTCATTAATTAAAAGATATAATGTTTGAGCGTAAGCGAAAACATAGTTGCTCAAAGAGCAACTTATAACAATTTAGTATGTTTTGATATTCAAACAGTTCTAATCGTATAGATCAGGATCACGTCCTAATCCACTTGGCCTTTCCGGATGTACTTCAAGTATTACATACTCTTCATCTGGTCTGGCTTCTTTAAGTTGTTCTACAGTCAGAAATGCGTCACTCTGCGAAAGTGCTGATATGATCGCATTCTTAGGAACAACAACATAATTTGTATCTGCCATCGTAAGATTATTTAAAAGATATTGATTAGAATAAATAGTTATAGTTAAAACAAAGGACTTATTGATGAAAGTAACGCAGATTATTGCTGAATCCACTAAAAAACCTGTTTCCGAGGCGCCTGTATCAGGCTTAGCACAGTTTGGTAAGAAGGTAATTGCTAAAACAGCCGCTAAAGTAGGTGCAAAAAATTTCGCGGCGGGCGTTGCAGGCAACGTAGACACGGGTGCTGAAGCAAACGAATTGCGTAAGAACTGGCAAGCACACCAAGGTAGCATTGGTGGTAGCATGAAGGCTAATGATCCAAAAGAATTTAAAAATTGGCTAATGAATAACG